TTGGCGACTTCCAGTCTCCCAGACTCAGTCCGGATGAACCATCGATACAACCTATTGAAGCTTCACATCTAGCAACTCGTCGGCCAGTGACGCCAGCGCGGCTTTGGCGGCGTCGATCGATGCACGACGGCCTTGAGGCAACACGACGCCGAACTCGTAGAGCAATTTCAGGATTGGAGACCAGGCCAAGATCGACGTCGATCCGCCTCTCGCCATGTGGAACGACTGAGATGACCAGGACGGCTCCATCCGATTACCTGGCACGAGCCGCGGCTACCGCCGACCGCCACGAACATCCGTTGGTACACAAATCATCCCATGCAGATGGGTCTTCTGCATGGGATGCGCTTCGTCGAGCTACCTATCGCCCCGCATGAAACGGACATTGCCTGCCCGGATCCACTTTCACCTCCTCCGGCAAGGAAACGGGACGCCGCCGATGTTGCTCCTGGATCACCGGAAACACCGATGTGAAGAAGTTCGTCCAGCCGCCGGTGCGAACGCGAAGCAAATCGTATTTCTCAGGCGAGCCGATTGCATCGGCGAAGGTGTCCGGGTTCGCCACGGTCACGGTCAAAATGTTGGATCCCTTTCCTTGCGCAAATTGACGCAGAACTTGCTTCAATTTCTCGGCCGGGAAATCCTCGGCGATATTGAAGTCGCTCGGTGCGCCATCGGACATCAGGCTCGAGCCGCTCCCTTCAAAGCCTGCCAATGCTTCGGCGAAGCCGGCGTACTGATGCTCGACCGGCAAATCCGCCGGACTCGGCGCCGCGCTCATGTCGGAGGCGACCGTCGTGCCCGTTCGTCTGCCGTCCGCGCTGGCGCCGTTCCAGGCTCCCATCTCCACATGGTTTTCAAATGTGCCGACGCCGGGCTGAATCTGAATTCCGAACGGATGATCGGCCGTCCCGTATTTGCTCGCGAAGCTCTGCAGGGTGTCGCGCAGCTGCGGCCAAGGCTGGGTAAACGTCTCGATCGAAATCTGCGCCACCAGCTCGACGATGGTATTGCCGAAGGCGTCGATTTCCGCATGGCCGCGGCCGTAGCGGGGCAGTGACAACGCCACTTCGCGCAAGCGCTTGAAACGGTCGGCGCGCGCCGTGATCCGGCTTTCCCCTGCGAGCTTGCTGATGAAGGGCTCCGTCATCTTGTAGCCCCAATCGCAGCACAGGCATTCCAGCAACTCGGGCAAGGTGGTGACGGCGGTCTCGTCGTCGAACACCAGGCGCTTGATCGCGTACAGGGAGTTGATGGTGGAGCTGAGCGCAATATAGCAAGGGCCATAGATGTTGTACTTGGCCCCACCGCTGTAGAAATCCAGGCCTTTGGCCAGGCAGTCGTCCATCAACGCATTCAGGATCGGAGACGGGCAATACTGGGTATTGTTGCCGTAGCTCATCAACTGGCCGTTGAACGCCTTGCGGTTGAGCCATTCGAAATGCTGCCGATACAACGCCAGCAACGCGTCGAAGCTTTCGATCTGCTCGGCCGGCCTCGTGGTCAGCGATACCGTTTGGCCGAACAGATAGCTTTGGCCCGCGCTGGAATAGGTCCTGCCTTGATTGAGCGCGCACTCCAGCGGCTGCAACGTGGAAAAGCCGCCTAACGAGAACCAGTTTTCGCCGGGGAACTGGGGCTCGTAGCAGCCGTCGCACGCATAGTTCTGCGCCGATTTCATCTCCACGGCCGACCGCCACGCCTTGTTGCCTTGCAGCGGCTCGCCGCCGACGTCGTCGCCGCTGCGCCACAGGCCCTCGATGAGCGTCTCGTCGTTCAGCAGGATAGGATGCGCGCCGCCCGATAGTATCGCGTGCGCGGCTTCTTCCAGGATCTCGTCCGGGATGTCCTTGCGGGTGCGCAGCGACAGGCACGGCGCATTGAGCGGCAAGCGGCCGGATGCGCGGATGAACAGGCGGGTTACGTCGTTGTAGGCCGGCTTGGTCTTCGCCATATCCGTCTCGCCGTCCGCCACGGTCCCGCCGACGGTGATCTGCTGGATCCATTGACCGAGCGAAGCGCCCTGCGGATAAGGTCCGGAGCTGCCGCCCATCGCCAGATTGCCGAACGGCTGATGGTCTTCCATGAAGATGCGGTTCTGTTGGATCTTTTCGTCGAGCTTGATGTAGAAGGCGTCGATGATCTCTTGCGCTTCCTCGAGCGTGATGGCGTCCCGGTCGAGATAGGGTTGCAGCAGTTGGTCCATGCGGCCGAATGCCGTCGGCTCGCCGTTCAAGTGCAGGCAGGTGTGCAACGTGAAAATGAATTGCACCGCTTCGACGAAGCTGCCGGGTTTTTCCGTCGCGAGCTTGCGCATGCGCCGTTCGATGGCCGTCAGATTCTGCTGCTCCCACGCCTGGCCCGGCTGCATGTCCTGCGCCATCTGCTTGGCCAGATCGGCATAGTTCATGAAGTACTCGGAAATACCTTGCAGCGCCAATGCCGTCGATTGATAGAGCTCCCGCTGCTGCTGGGTGGCGGCCTTCCTTTCGTATTGCGCGACCTCGTTCAACAGCCCGCTAAGACCAAGGTCGAGGGCTTTCCGGTAATCGGGAATGACGTGGCCGACGCCGGAGGCTTCGCTCAAGTTGGCAAGGAACCCGTTCAAGCGCTCGGCTTCGCTCAGGTATTTCATCACGTAGCGGCCTTCGCCCAGCGTCAGGTTCGGCATGGCCCCGACGATGATTTCCTCGGGGAAGATGCGGAAGGTGTCGGAGCCGTACACCACGGTCCCTTCTTCTTCCTTCGCTGCGGAATACGGGATCAGGCGGCCGTCGCTCAAGTGGATGCGCCGGCCGCGGAAACCGTATTCCGGCGACGTGAACAGGTGAAGGCTCAGGCGGATCGCCCAGCCCTTGCGCAACATGATGGATTCCCGCATAACGTCGGCCGGCTTGCCGGGCAAGTCGAACTGCGCCATGTAATACGCGATGTCATGCTCGATTTCTTCCTGCTTGCGGTTGAAGTACCAGTTGTCTTGCCACAGCGAGAAGGCATTCTCGAGCAGGCTCAGTATCCGGTTCGATGGCGCCTCGAAATAGTCGCTGCGTTTATTCAGCTTGGTCGCCATGTTGAACAGGTAGTTGCTGTGGTTGTAGTACATCAACCCGTTCTCGGAGGCGACCGTGAAGTGGCGATCCACCCTCGACCAGTCGACGCCCGGAAATTTGTCCCACGTGCCGCGATTCAGCGCATCGAAGTTATTGGCATAGGCGTCGTCGTCCAGCAGCCCGAGATCCTGCAGGCTGGGAACGTAGAAGAATCCTCCCAGGTCCGAGCGCAGATGATTGAACAGACGGTCGTTCATGAAACCATGAACGGCGCCGATCTGGTTTTGCATGACATCCTCGAGGATGCCGATCTCCTTGGCAAAGCCGGCAAAATAGATGCCTTCCTCATCGGCGGCGGTCACGGACTTCGGGTTGCGAAAGGTCGTGCCGGTTTGCGCATTGCCGAAAGGCAGGCCCAGGCGCAGCACCGGCGTGGTGTTGCCGAACTCGTCCTGCACGCGCGACGCCTTGATGTGCGAGCGGGTATCGCGGTCGGGGATGATGGTGTCGTCGGTTTTTCTGCCAATCAGATCTTCGATTTGATCTTCCGACATCATGTTGATTTGATCCCAGTTGATCAGGAATCGCTGCGACAGAACGAACGACGCGCCGAAGTGCTCGACATCGTCCACGCCGACAATCGAATGTTTCGCGAGCGAGATCGGATCGGACGGATTGTTCAGGTTCTCGGCAAAGCGGCAACCGAGCACTCTGCCGCCGTTCGGCTTGTCGCTGCCGCCCGATTTGCTGGCCGCGCTTTGATGAAACGAATCACGGGTGTTTTCGCGCAGCCAGTTCTCGGTCAATTCCAGCACGATGTCGCACGCTTTAGCGTCGTCGCTCTTAATGTGGAACCAGAGGTTTGCCTCCGAATCCTTGAAGTTGCCGTTGGACGCGTCGAAGACCTTCGAGCGGAGGGGATGATCGTCCTGCGGGTAGCGCAGTCGCATCCCTTTGGGCAGGGGCATCTTCTCCTGCTCGCAAATCAGGGCCCAGTTTTCGAAGGACACGCCGGCAACCAACGTAGTGTTCTTGCTGCCGAGCCGCGGGTCGGTGTTGATCTCGCGCCGGACCTCCTGCATCAGCATCGCAAGCTCGCTTCGGGTAATCGGATTCTTGAGCCAGAAACTCGAAAAAATCGCGAAAGGCGCGGGGTAAACCAGGCCGCGTTGCGTATGTTTCCAGACCTCGGTGAAACGCTCATTGAATGTCAGTTCGCTCATGATCGTATTTTCTGATTAAGGTGGATGCTTGTGGGAACCGTTCGGAGTTGCTGCCGCGCCTGAGACAATGGGTTTTGTCGCGATAGCCCACTTCGGGGCGAGCACGGTCGATATGAGAAGGAATGCATTACGAACGCAGCGGGTAAAACAGTTCAGCAGAAGTTTGTTGGGCGCCGTTTTTTTTCATTTGCCCTTTTCCGAAGAGGAACGAACAACGTGGTTGCACCGAGATCCCAGCACGGGCCTCTTAAAGTATGGAAGAAATATTCTGACCTTACCCCGCCGAGTACACCATTCGTAATTTAGTGGGCACGCCGGCTTTCGGTTGATGCAGTTGCCGGAATTGGTCCGGAGCCAGTTGCCCTAAGGCGCTATGCGGGCGCACTGAATTGTAGTCAGTGCGCCAGGCTTCGATTCGCATGCGTGCATCAGTCGATGACTGACAAACGCATGCTGGTTCAAACATTCTTCACGCAGTCGGCCGTTGAAGCTTTCGATGTGCGCGTTTTCCACCGGCTTGCCTGGACGGATGAACTGCAGCTTGACGCCATGTTCGTGCGCCCAGGCATCGAGCGCCTTGCTGACGAACTCCGGCCCGTTATCCACCTGAATCAGGTTGGGACATCGTCCTCGTTGCCGCAACTGCTCGAGCACACGCACCACGCGTACCCCCGTTAGCGAGAAGTCGACCTCGATGTGCGGGCACTCGCGGTTCCGCGCGTCGATGATCGTCAACATGCGTATGCGTCGGCCATGCACCAGCGCGTCAGCAACAAAGTCCATCGCCCAGCTTTCGTCTGCGCCGTTGGGCGTCGGCATGACTACGCGTAGATGACTCGGGCGTTTCTTGCGACGTTTCAGGCGAAGCGATAGGCCTTCCGACACGTCCATGCCGCCGTAACGGCTACGCCAGTTATAGAACGTCATCCGATATGCCGTGTTTGCGGCACAGGTCTGCGACCTTCATGCCTGCGTCGGCTTCCTTCAGCACCCCGATAATCTGCTCTTCGCTGAACCGCGACTTCTTCATGACAAGGGTTCTCCTGCCGCCTTGCCACTAACTTTACAGTGGGATACTTCAGAGGGGAAAGGTCAGACGCGCCCCGGTTCGATCGAACGGGGGGCGCGCCGCGACGTGACAACGGATCGCCCCCGATCCATCGCATGCAACGATCAGCTCAGCGCGTGAATCAGCGCCTGATCGGCGACTTGCACCGGCTTGACGCCGATCAGCTGGCTATAGAGCGGCGGCAGCGTCGAACAAAAATCCTCAAGTTGGGCTTGAGGAATCGCGGGCCTCACGTATTGCAGCGGCGAAGGATTTTCGGGGACCAATTCGCCCTCCATCGTCGAGCCGTATGCGCCGAGCTCCATGATGCTTTGCGAACTGGTGTCGGGGCCGATCGACATCACAAACGTGCAGTACTTGGGATGGCCCAGATATTTCAACGTATCGGCTACCCCGAGTCCGACGAGCTTGCTGCGAATCTGCGCGTAAGTCCGTGTGACTTCGAGATACGCGCGCCGGATGCGCGACTGGCCTTCGAACCCCGGCAGGCATAGCAGCAGATAGCCGCGATTGTCGAGCATCGCGACGGCGTGGCCCGTCCCGCCGTTCTTCTTGTCCTCGTTCATCGCCGTTTGCAGGAATGAAGCCAAACCCTTATCCGGAGCAAACGGACGCGCTGACTTGTATTGAAGCGCTTGGGGATAGCGCGCCTTCAGTTCCTGGACGATCGGGTTGTTTGGCGGCAGCTTGCCCAGATCGAGGAGATCCTTCAACGGCAGATCCCGATTGATCTTGTCCCTGATGTCGGTCAGCGTCGATGTGAAGATGCTGCTGCAAAGCGCAACGGTGCTGCCTTGCAATTTGCTCCCGCCGGACAACGGCGGAATATTCGGCTTGCCCTGCCGCGCCCGGTTGAAACAATGGCCGTCTTCCACTTCCGGGTAAGCGAACGTCTCCAGCGCCTGCGTTTTCTGCGGGCTGCGCAGCGACGGAAAGTCGAATTTGGTGTTCCAATTGATTCCGGCATAGGTATCGAACGCCGCCACCACGACCTTGAATCCGGCTGTCAGGATCGCCCCCGTGCACATGCAGCAAGGATCGAGCGAGGTGATGACGGTGATCTGCTCCGGGGGGGGCAGATGCAAGGCATCCTTGTTCGCGTAGTACCAATCCACCAGTTGCCGCTCGCCATGGGCGGTGGGATCGTTAATGCGTTCGTTCTCGACGACCCGGTTCGATAAGGCATGCAGCACGTTGCCGTTATCGTCGACGAGCGCGCCGCCCACGCCGAACGTCCCTCTGCAATTCGCCGATACCGCTTCGAGCGCGGCGATCGACATGGCGGACTCCACGGATGTGACTTTCGTTTCGGGCATTTACCGACCTCTCTCGCGTAGGTTGAAACATCGACAATGAAGCGATGACTCGACGGAAAGACCTGGGTATCGGGAAGCGGCCAAGAGGCGTTCCCTGCTCGCGATGGGCAAACGGATCGCTGCGGAAAAGCAGAAGCCTTGGCATCGATGATGCCAACCATATTCTTTTCCAAATGATTCCGACACCTACCGGAACTGACAGGATGCGCTTATCGTGCGAAGCAAGCGGCTGCCGCGCCCCTCAATTCCACTCCGCCTTGACGTTGACCCTGCCCGTCGCGTTGATGGTTCCGAACCCAATCCGGCCGTTGGCGTTCAGGTTCAGGTTCTCGACATTCAACGGAAAGGACAGATCCGTGTCGAGGTACGACTCATACGCGTATTCGGACAAAGCCGGAGCCGATCAGAACCGCGGGCAGTTTGTCTCGATGGTTGCCCACGCACTCAATGCGATTCCCCGCGAGTTGTGGGGGGAAGCGACGATCGACTTCTTGAATCACAAGGCTGGCAATCCGTACAGCAATCGTTAGGAAAACGTATGAGCATGGTTTTTTACCTCGTCTCGCTGAAGACGATGTCAGCGGGAATCGGTGTGGCGGGGACGCGGTTCATGATGGGCTCCGGAGCGGACGAGATGGGGGTGGCCTACTGCCAGAATCTCTCGGGTTGAGTTGCCGTCAGCCCCCAGGGTCGTCGGCCGGGATCCCGAGGCGGGCCAGCAGCGCCGCTTCAGCCTCATGGCACGCGAGCATAGCGTCGATGTCCGCCGCGTCATCTTCCGGCTCTTCCAGCGCGTCGCAACCGGGCGGGACCGGCCCGATGTCCTGGCCGCGCCGGAGCGTGTCGATTAGCTGCTGGAAGTCCCGTTCTGACGTGAGGAACCCGCAATGATCGATGCCGTAAGCGTTGGTCAGCGACCAACCGCCGCGGTCGGGTTCGTGCCACAGCGTGTAGCCCTCGAAGTTGAATGACGTCCCTTCGCCGTTCGCGTCGACCGTCACGGATTGCATCAACTCGGCCGCGGACGGTAGCGACGCCTCCCAGGCCGCCTGACGCGCGGCAGCGGCGGCCCGTGCCGCATCCTGCGCTGCGGTCGCCGCAAGATAGACGGCAACAGCCGGATTCACCGGTGTCATCTGTGGATGCGGGACGCGTCTCGTGTTTGCCGCCCAGATGCGTCGCCGCGCTACGATGACCTGCTGATTTTCTCTACGCGCGCGCGCAGCGCCGCTCCGCCGCTTTGCACGGCGTCAAGCCAGCACATCAGTCTACGCTTCAGTGGTCCCGCCAGAGGCTTCTCCACGGCAACATGTAGCACCAGCGAAAGGCCGATTGCGCCAACAATGACACCCCAGAACACCGCATCGTGATCAACCGTGTCGCCGAATTGATTGAACAACATGTAGCCAATGTTCTGATGGAGCAGGTAGAGCGGATAGCTAACCGCACCGAACCAGATCCATCGAGGGCTCGCCAATACCGAGGTGCGCCGTAACGCAAGCGCAAGCATCACGGCAAAAAAAGCAGTCATCACAACAGCGATCGTCCATGCATTCAGATTCAATCCGAAGTGCTCGCTGAAGTACGGCAGGAGTTGGAGTTCGCGGTAGAGCGACAGCGCCCACGCACCGCATACGAGCCCGATACGGGACCGCGATAGTCCGTGCCTGCGGATAAGGAAGAGCGCAGCGCCAGCAATGAAGAAGCCCGCGTAGTCCGTCACCAGGAAGGTCTTGAGCTTGATGAACGGGAATGTCTCGACGAGCACCGTAGCGGCCAGCCATACGAACAGCCATCGCTCCGTGCGGTCAATCTGGCCGAGGATCAGCAAAATCGCGACTAGGCGGTAGAATCGTAGCTCCGCACCGAGCGACCAGTACGCACCGTCAATCGGGTCCGAGCCGAACCCGCCGCCAAGCGTCACCATGTTCACTAGGTATTGCGACCAGGTCGCGCTGAAGCGATCGCCGCCTATCGCGAGCGTCACGAGGAAGGTCATCGTGCAGCAAACCCAGAACGCCGGTGCCAGGCGTGCCGCGCGCGACGCGATGAAGTTCTTCACGCTGCCGTCGCCAGCCGTCATCAGGATGACAAAGCCGCTGATCATGAAAAACAGGTGCACGCCTAGGAAGCCATATTTTGCGATCGGCTCAAGCAGCGGATAGTGCATGACGGTCAGATCATCAGCTGCATAGCCCCGGAATGCGTAGTGAAAAAACACGACTGCAAGGGCAGCGATGAATCGAAGCAGATCAAGCTCAGGGATTCGTGAATGCTTCACTGTCTACTATTGTTGAGAATTTTTTGTTTTTGCCGCCGGTCGGCCGGCAGTTCAAACCCAGGTCAGCCAGATTGTAGCGTAGCCCCCATACCCGGTCTGCTCGGCAACAAGTGCGTTTAATGCGCGCGTGGGGCCTCCGGCCACTCTACGTTGAACGGGAACCCTGGCTGGATCGTGACGTCGCGCAACTTTTGGCGATACTCCACCCAAAGCGCAGCTTGGTTCTGTACAGCTACTGGAGCATCCGGGGGGGGACAGTGCGAGTGTCGGAGTCGCGCAGGCACGCGTCGCGCTGCTCACGAATGACAGCCGCCCGATAGTCTGCCTCATTGGCTGTGAATTCCTTGTGAATCGATTGGTCATCCGGCTGCGGCTCAGGTCGCTTCCATCATGCGATCCATGGTAGGCCAATAAACTCGCCAGTTTTCGGATCGAGCGGTTGATCATCGATGTGAGCCTGCGCCATCTTCAGCACGTCGTCCGAAGGCAGGTCATCATCCGTCACGATCACAACGTCGACGGTACCAAGGCCGCGACGCAAGGGATGGACGAACGCGGCGGTTACGCCCGGCACTTCCATCGCCCACTGCCGGTAGTCGTATTTGTTGCCGCCCGCCGGTGGCCGGCGAATGCGCTGCAGCAGACGCGCGAGCAGACTGTCGGGCGTCTCGATCGCTGTACCTCCGCGCAGGCTCACAATCGTCAGCATCGCTTGGCATCCAGACCAACTGCATGTCCTGCCACGGTGCCGCGTCGGTGTCGTTCGGCAACGGCGCGAAGGGCCTCCGCTACCTCATGAACTTCTATCTGTCGCGCACCGATCCGGCGTTCAAAGGCAATTTGCAGACCGAATTTATGTGGTCCATCGACGACAAGAGCCGCTAACGGACGTTTCGCGAGATAGCGTGTGCCGGTGGGGGAGCCCGCCATCGAATCGGTTAGCCGCTTGGCTGAGTTCGGGTTTCCCTTCCAGCACCGCTCTCGCGGGCGGCTCCTCCATGCGGGTCGCGATTTTGTTGCACCAACGCGGAAAACGCAGGCTGTCTTGTCGGTGATTCTCGAGGACGGCTCGTGCCTCATTCCGCTGGCAGGTTCCGCTGACGGCACACCTGCTGATGGCGTGCAAGGAAGCGATCGAGATCGTCACCTTCTTGGTATTGATCCGCCGTGAAGTTCGAGAACTCTACCTCTCGACCTTGGATGGCCGTCGGCGCGATGCCGAGCAATGCCTTCTTGTAGAAACCCGAAAATGGCGCGAATGTGCGGATCCGCTTATTGGGAAAAATGCAGCCGGACGCAAGTCGGTTTCGCCATCAAAGAAGCGAACTGCGCCGGTGATGATGCCCGGCCATTGTGGATTCAGAATATTGTCGATCGAGATGATGCCGTGAGGCGCGAGCATTTCAACCGCGAGGCGGAGGTCGTTGAGCAGCACGTCGAGCGTATGGCCGCCGTCGAACGAGAAGAAACGTACCTTGCCGCCACGCTGGAGAATATCCTCCGCTCTCACATCCAGTGACGATCGCCGGATGATCGCGATGTCCGCATTCGGGCGATAACGCTTTGCGTTATCGAAGAAGGCTTGTTGTGTCAGGTCGTGAATTCCGGTCGAGCCGACTTCGTTATACCCGACGAGATCGGCATTCGTCGACTGATCATCGAACACGTCGATGGCAATCGCCTTTTTCCCGGCGTGGAGAGTCGTCGCAAGCCCCGTCAGGCACTGCAGTAGTAGGCTCCGATTTCAGCGATGTAGCCGTGGTACCCGTTTTCGGCCTGTATCTGCACGAGACCTGTCGACATGAACGTCGTACTGGGCGACAGCCATCCGGGAATGGAATCGAAAGCCACTGGACGAGGTTAGGCTCCGGCTTGATGGTGGACGACGAGGGCAATTCAGATTTTCCTACGTTGCCCCGCGTCCGCTGGCGTGCAATAACGGCGGCCCGCTTCGAGAATTCCTCGGTGCCTGCAATGTCCATCATCAACTCATCGATGGTGCAGCATGAGCTAAGTCAAGACGAGATGGTGGCATCGCTTTCCGGCTCCGAGCCCGGAAGGAGTGAATAGACGGAGATGACGTCGTCGATTGGCGGCATCGAATCGCAGGCATGAGGTCGGCTCCTCGAGAGCATGGGGATGGCTAACATGCCCGGGAGCGTCTGTCTCGGATGTGTGAGCGCGCCGTTAGCCGCTCGGGTTGCTTGAGTGCATGGTGGCCCGCGTCGCTCCAACCAGGCGCAAGTCGAGCAGTTGGATGCCAAGTGGGTTCTCCACGAAAGATCGGTACGAAAACGGCAAACCCAAAGAACTGCTGGCGACGCAAATGCGACGGAATGACATGGTTGAGGCTCACCGGATCGCGACCCCGGGGTGGGACTGCATGACTCAAACGGCGGGCGTAGCAGTCCATCGATGGTGTCGAAGGATGGCTGCCGAAGAACGAACTCATCTACGGGCTGGTGTGATGCGCCCGATGCCCCGATCCAGCGGAATGTCGTGCGCAGGACGCGTTGATGGCCGTGGTTGGTTTGTCGAGCATCGGGCCGTTATTTGCTTTCGTCATAAAAACAAGGAACCCATATTGTCGAATAGTGCATGTCGTTAGTACTTCTTCTCGCGACTTATGGAGTCATCGTAGGCTGAATCGTATTGGTGTGGATGGGGGAATTGAAAAAAATATTTGGAGTATTGATTGAATTTTATTCAAAAATAATAATTTCATGTGCTAAATACTTTTATTCGGATGGCGGTATATTTGGGGATTGGGTTGGCCTGGTGGATCATGGGTGGAAGTCCAGAGATCGCTGCCTTTTCCTGGCGGTAAGCGGGTCGTACTTTGTCGCGCTCTCGTCAAGCCACTCGGGGCGATGCGCTTTTCAAACTTGACCTTTACAAAATCATTAAATTAGAATTGCGCCGACATAAAATACAAACGGGGAATTCATGAAAAAAATCACCATCGCTACGATTGCCGGCTCGATGATTCTGGCCGGTTGCGCAACGCCCGGTATGGAAAATCGCGCCGATTCCTATAGCGCGACTGAAGTGAACCAGCGTCAGGAAGTGCGCACGATCGAAATTCTGACCATCCTGCCGGCTCGCGTGCAGGTCAGCAACGAGCAGAACAAGCAAGCGGCGCAACTGACCGGTACGGTTCTCGGCGCGCTCGCAGGGGCGGCCGTCGGCGGTGCGACGGGGCCGGGAGGCTGGGGCCGTACCGGCGTGGGAACGGTCGCCGGGGGCGCGGTCGGCGCCGCAGCGGGCTCGATGGTGAGCGACAAGGTGATGGTCGACGGTGTGCAGATCGCCTATCGCGACGGCAAGAAATCGTACATCAGCGCACAGGTGGGCCGCGTCTGCGAATTCAAGCCGGGTATGGCGATGATGATCGGCTCGGACACGACGACCCGTGTCCAGCCGAACGCGCAATGTCCGGCTCAAGCGACGGAAGCGGCGAAATGAAGCGGGCCGTTTTTCTTTCGCTGCTGATCCCGACGGCGGTAGCCGCGCAGGGGCAGCTGCCCCAGACCGCCGTCAACATGGATGCGGGTCTTGCCCGCATGCAGCAGCTTGAATCCAATGCGGTAGCCGAACGCGACGCGCAGCAGCGCGCTTACGAAGCCGAGCAGCAGCGGCAGCAAAAGGCGGCGGCAGCGGCTCAGCAAAAGCGTGACCGTGCGCAAGCGGCGATGGCGTCGCAGCGTGACCGTGAACGTCGCGATGCTGCCGGCAGGCAACGCAGCATCGAAGATCAGGACCGCGCTTACGAGAACCGCTACAAGGAACTGCGCCTGAAGCAGCTCGAAACGCAGGTCAATCGCGAGAACGACAAGATCAACGCTGATTTGGCACGCTCGAAAGCCGAAACGGACGAGGTGCAATCGAAGGCCGAGGCCACGCGAAATGTGAGCAAGGGCGTTCAGAAGAACCTTCAGGACGCCAACCGCCACTGGTGGGAAAAGTAAGGCTCATCAGCGGATCGACCAACGGACGGGGCGCCTGGATTGTGTGAGCGGTCGAATGGCCGGAGCAAGCGTCACGATATCTCGGAACAAGGCTTGTTCGTTGGCGCAATACGTTCGGGGGCAGGGTGAGGCCGGCGCCCGTCGGCCGAGGATCGGGCGTCCGAGCGCGAGCGGCTCAAACGCATGATCGCGGCGCGGACCGGACTCGCAGCCGCTTAGTCCGGCGACATGGTGTCGATGCCGGGTCGTGGAAGTTCGGGCTCGCGCAGGCTGTCGGTGTCGATACCCAGACTGGACTTCAGCATGCGCGCACCCTCACGGGTCAGCCTGACGGCGCGCGTGCCCGCATTGCGCTCGAGCCAGCGATGCTCGACCATGCACCTGAGCATCGCGACGCCCAGCGGCCCCGCCAGATGATGCCGGTGCTCGGTGCGATCGAGGCAACAACGTGCAATACGCGTGAGCGGCCCACGCAACGCACTCGTGTCCACGCCGAGATCGGCGAACCACGCGATGCCGCGCCGTGTCACCCGCCAGTGTCGTTGATCGTCCTTGCCCGTCGGCTTGGACAGGAATCCTTCGCGTCTCATCGCATCGGCAAGCGCCACGCCCAATGTACCGGCGAGATGGTCGTAACAGGTGCGCGCGTAGTGGAGCGTCCGGTCCACGCGGCCATGCAGTCGGGCCGGCAAGGGCGGCGCGAGCACCGCCAGAAGTTCCAGGACCCGTGCGACCTCCGGATTCGCCAATCGATAGTAGCGATGCCGTCCGTCACTCCGTACGCAGACCAGCCCCCCCTTCACCAGCCGAGCGAGATGATTGCTGGTGGCCTGCGGCGATGCCGACACGAACTGGGCAAGCGAGCCGGCCCGTTGCTCGCCCGCGCACAACGCCATGAGAATCCGCGCGCGGTTGGGTTCGCCGATCAACGACGCCGGAAACGCTACATTGGGTTCGAAACGACTCATGGCACCTCTCCGGATAGCGTGCTGCCTCTAGGACTGGGACTCCAGGACGCGCGCCACGCATGATTGTTCATCTTTTAGTGTAACGTCAATCCGTCATCGGCTCTTAAACTGCCCCGATGATGAACCGTTCGCCTCTCCTTTTGACCATTGCCGCCACGAGCCTCGGCTTTGTGATCATCCAGCTCGACGTCACCATCGTGAATGTGGCGCTGGTTCGGATCGGCGCGAACCTCGGCGCCACGATCGCCGGACTCCAGTGGATGATCGATGCCTACACGCTCGCCTTTGCGACGCTGCTGATGTCCGGGGGCGCGCTGGGAGATCGCAGCGGCGGACGTCGCGTCCTCGTTGCCGGCTTTGTCGTCTTCGCGCTCGCATCGGCCATGTGCGGACTCGCGCGATCCGGTGCAGAACTGGTCGCCGCGCGCGCAGTCCAGGGCCTGGGCGCGGCGCTCATCGTGCCGAACTCGCTCGCGCTCTTGAATGACGCCTGCGCCGACAATGCCGCCGTCCGAGCGCGTGCTCTCGGGCTCTGGAACGCGGCGGGCGGGCTCGCCGTCGCTGCGGGGCCGGTGGTCGGCGGGCTGCTGCTCGCGGTATCCGGATGGCGCGGCATCTTCCTGGTCAACCTGCCCATTTGCGCACTCGGCATCTGGCTCGCCCGCTTCATCAAGGAGACGCCGCCGCACGCGCCGAAAACGTCCATCGACATACCGGGCCAACTCTGTGCGATCGTCGCGGTACTTGCCATGACCGCCAGCATCATCGAGTGCGGCGCGAGCGGCTGGCGGCAGCCTGTCGTGCTGGCGGGCGCCGCGGCCGCGCTCGCGGCAGGGCTCGTCTTGATCGTCATCGAGCGGCGCACGCCCAATCCCATGCTTCCGCTGCACCTGTTTCGCCGGCCGTCGTTCTCGGCGGCGACCTGCGTGGGCTTTCTCAACAATTTCGCGTACTACGGCCTTGTCTTCATCCTCGGTTTCTATTTCCAGACGGTTCGACACTATTCGACCATTCAGACCGGGCTGGCATTCGTGCCTCTGACGGGCACCGTCACCGTATCCAATCTGCTCGGCAGCCGCCTGGCCGCCAAGTCGGGGCCGCGTCTGCCGATGGTCCTCGGATTTGCGATCGCGACGTTCGCCTACGCCGCGCTGCACGGGATCGGCGCCGATACGCCCTATGTGCGGATGCTCGTTCCATTGGCCGCGATCCCGTTCGGCTTGGGGTTGGCCATCCCAGCCATGACCGCGGCATTGCTGACCTCGGTCGAGCGCCGACGCGCCGGCGTCGCCTCGGCGATCTTCACGACCGTACGGCAGATCGGCGGCGCGGTGGGCGTCGCGGTGTTCGGCGCAATCGTCGCGGCTGGAGGGACGGCTGGCATGGCGGGTATTCACAGCGTGTTCTTCGTGTGCGCGTGTTCGAGTGCGCTGGCCTGCGCGGTGTCGGCCATCGGAATCAGGCAGGGAGGCAGTCTTGCCCGCGAGGCGCTGTCTGCCGCGTCGGAGGAATAGGCCGTGGTTCGGGTTTCGCGACGAGCGCTTGCGCGATCGGCTGCTTGCTGTATCGATCGATCATGCTTCGTCGAGGGGCTCCTAGGTGCCCCTCGACATCGCATCGCGGGGAAGCTGGATTTCTCCGGGCCGGTGCCGATTCTGCGGCGGGAAGCGGCATCACGGTTTCAGATGATCAGATCGGCTTTGCTGCTGGACAACATCGTCAATCAGGCGAACCTGCGAGCGCATCAATTCGATGCAATGCGGCGACTGGCGCCGGACCGGGCGGCCCGCGACCGCGCTCGCCTGGGCGAGCGATTCGCGGACCTCGGAGTGTCATTGGTTTTTGCGGCCAATCGCAAGACTATTCATCCACGGCATTGCGCGGCCGGCTCTCCATACCGGAGCATCGTTCCGGCTGGGCATGATCGCTTTGCGTGCGTCATTGCCGGCATGTCCGCGGGCATGCAACTAGTCCGTCACGAAGATTTGCGTCGCGGTCGTGTTGATCTGGAATTCGTTGACCCGGCGTGCACGGACATCGAGCAGCAGGCGATCCAATGCTTCGAGCGCGGCGTGGTCGGCAAGCGTCTGCTTGCCGGTCGAATGCCCGATTTTGTCCACGGCGGTTTGATGTGCCTTGAGCAGCAGTTCGAGTGCTTCCGTTCGGGTCATGAAAATACGATCCATGGTATGACACCTCAGGTTCATTGATGGTGAGTGCGCACGGCGGCGGAAGCCGGAAGCAATCGGTATGGCGTTCATCGCGCCGCTTGCGGGGGACGTCCCGCGGCTGCAGCAAGTTTATCCAGTCTTGCGCCAAGATTCACGATTGAAAGCAACGGCAAGTCACACCGTTCATCCAGAACCGGCGCGCCGCAGCGTTGCTCGCATTCCGCCTTGATGACGATCAACAGGTCGATCGTCCCCTGTGCGACCATCTGCCGCGCTGAAACATTCGGGGTGAGCGTTTCGATGAATCGAAGGATCGAGGTGTTGGGTTGGTTGACCGTTGCAGGCATGGCGCTTCTGTGCGCAGCGGAGTTTGCGTGGCATGCGTGGGGATGGCGGTAGGGGCGAAGGCGGCGGGCGTGCCCGGGCGCGACACTCGCGCTAGCGGACGCGGAGCGGGATGCCGCGCCGCGCATCGGCCGACGGTTGGGTCGTGCCTGCTCGGCCAGGGCTGACGAGGCCGACGTCGAGCGTGAACGGGCAGCATGCGCGGGGTGGGCCCGACGAGGGCTTCATGGCCCGAACGATTCGGGCGGGCGCTGAGATGCCCGTTGCGAGGCCGTAACCGCTCGGGAATGGTCGGCGGCCCGGCATGTGCAATGACGCGCGTGAGCCGGCAAGTACCTGTCGCATCGAGCATGCGACCACAGTGCTTGCACATGCAACGGATTGGGATGAACGAAGCGTAGAGGGCGATGCGTTGAAGCAGGGCGCATCTGCGGCCGATTCACCACATGGGCCCGCCGGCCGGGCCTCCCGCGATGGCGGCGGTACGGTGCCATCGCGGGGCCGGGAGAGCCTCCGTCAATTCCCGCCCGCGGGCCCCGATCCCGACCGGTACATCACTTCCCCGACGATCTGCAGGCTGATCAGCTGATCGCCCGCGACGATCCGATCCGGATATTCCGGGTTGTACGAATGCAGCCGGAGGGCGCCTTTCGGCTCCTTGAAGATCTGCTTGACGAGCGCCTCGTCCTCGAAATAGACCGCATAGATGTGCCCGTCGCGGACATGCGTCTTGGTTTCGCAGATCATCATCATGTCGCGGTTGAACAGATACGGTTCCATGCTGCGGCCGTGGACCTGGGCAAGCTTGCACTCATGCGGCTTGACGCCAAGCGCCTTGAAGAACCCGACATCGAAAGGCAGCGCTTTCTTCTGCCTGATTTCCCACTGGATCAAACCTCTCCCCGCGCTGAATCTGTAGTCGAACCTGTCCAGCCAGACCCGATCGCTGTCGGGCGGCAGATCTTCCGGGTGCTCCCAGACCAGGACGTTGCCTTGGTCCTTCGGCAGTTTCTCGGCGCGCGGCTGATCCGACTCCGTCGACGCCGCGCCGAACCAGCCGGCCATGCCGGGCAGACTCTCGATCGCACGGATCGTCTTTTCGGATACGGCGCGCTTTTCGCTCAGCATTTGCCGGACGAACGCGCCGTCCTTGTAGCCGAGCCGCTTGCCGAATGCGGTCACATTGCCGCCCTCTAGCTGCTCGACGGCGGCCCGCAGGCGCTCGACGCGGACGCGATGGAGTTCTGTTTCGTTCATGGCGAAAGCGTAGCACATGCTACTGATAGCAAATGCTACTTGTTGATGGTAGCGAATGCTACTATACTGCGAAGCATGATCCGCACGCCAGCTTTTCGCCGATTCGCCGATTCGCCGATTCGGCGGTACGCCGGCGATGCGGTGCATCCGAGCGGTTCGGGGCGGGGTACGCCGCCGGCCGCTCGGATGCCGGTCCGGGATGGTCTGGCCGATGCCAACCCGGAGCCCGGTCATGCACATATTTCGTAAAACTAATTGAATGACAATGAAGGGGAATCTTGCATGACAGCACTTTCCCGCCCGCAAGCCGGGCTTCAAGCCTCCGGGGTATATCCGCACCGTCGTCTTTCGCCAAGCGAGCGCGCCTTGTCGACCACCCAGCGCATGGTGCTCGATTGCTTCGAATCGATCGATGTATTGCTCACGCGGGAAGACCTCGCGGCGCTCACCAATCTTAAGTTGTCGAGCGTCTGCGGGCGCGCCCGGGAATTGCTCGACGCCGGGCGGCTGGTGAAGCGCGGTCGGCGCGAGTGCATCGCGACGGGCAAGTCCCAGGAACTGCTGGGTTTGCCTCTGCCGATCAAGCGGTAACGCGTCAACGAACATACCGGAATGACGGGGTGTGCCTCCTTGGGGAAGGGGGCGGTAGGGCGTGGCCGCGGTAGCCCGGGCGCAGGCAGGCAAGCCGGGCGCGCGGCAATGGGATCTGAGAGCGTTTGTCCGACAGGGCGGATAGACGGAGCAGGCAGCGGGCAATACAGGAGAACACAAACAATGAGCAATCTGGATGATCGTCTTGAGAATTGGGCCAGGGCGCAGCGATCCACGGCGATGCGTGGATCGCGGGCGGGGTCTGCCGAGGGACGCTATCGGCCGGAGGGGCAGTTGCGGCGCGCGGATGCGAACCGCATCGATGAAATCGACGCCGAGGATGTCGAGCGGGCATGGCGCAAGCTGATGCCGTTCGATCGCGACGTGTTGAAGCTGCACTACATCCTCAACATGGATCCGCGCGTGATCTGCCGGAAGCTGAAGATTCCGCATCGACCATCGAGCGCGTTCAACATGGCGCTGGCTCACGGCAAGTCCGAGATCGGCAAGGTTCTGGAATCGATGGCGGAAGCGCGGCGCGCGCAGCGCGCGCGCCGCCATGAAAGTGCGGCACAAGCCGTTCACGGCCCGCGTATCGATGCGCTCGCGCATGTGCGGCGAGTGATCGAGGTGTCTCGGCAGTACTTTTGCTAGGTGTCCTCCGGAACGGAGTGGCGCGCCATCGCGCGCCGCCCGCTCCATTCTTTTCCGAGAACAGGCTGACAAGGGACGGCCCGCCCGGTGCGGGCCTTTGCTCGGCAGTTGTCGATCCAGGCTCCGTTTTCAATGTGAATGTCTGTAAATCAATAAAAAATAATTCATTAAGATTAAGATATCGAATGTGAATTGTTGAAAATTAATGGTGGCGGCTTGATATCTTGATTTTCTCTTCCGGCTACTTGTCGAGTCAAAAGAGTTGCATTAAAGTGATACTCAGATTACCGAACCCGCTTAAGTGCGCGACTGATTCCTTCCCGGGGGAGAGGTGCGTCGGGAAGATGGCCTGCCTTGTGCAGGCTTTTGTTTTTCGGGGTTGGTGTTGATGCGGTGTGCTCGTCGCATGCCGTATATCCGACGAGAGTGGCAAAATTAAAAATCATGCCCATGCAATATGGAAGAGTGATGATTGCGGTCTTGTGGAAATATAAAAATATTTTCGACAGGCGCTTGCAGGCAAATTTTTAATGAATTAAATTAATATCCAGATGACCGAAACCGCTTAATTGCGCGACCTGTTCCCTTCCGGGAGGTCGGCATATGTAGAACGCCCGCCTAGTGCGGGCTTTTTGTTTTGCTTCTCGCATTTCTGCTGCATCCGATGTCCCGCGTCGCGGATTCGTCGCAGCGAAATTTCTGATTCACCGGCTGGAACCGGCACACGAACCTGACACCAGGAACGCGTCCGCGGCCGATCTCGCTTGCTTGCGATCGGCCGCGATGTTCCCGCCTCGCCTCCGGACAACGTGCGACCTCGCGCGCTGCCGGATAGGCATTCCTTCGGAATGAACTCCATGAACGACAGCTCAACGGGCGGCTACCTCGCGTCAGGCAATGGCGCGCCTCCGGAAAACGACGACGCCTTCGACGCGCAGCTGCATGCCTTGATCGCGGGCGTCACCGGCCTGCCGGACGCGCAGATCAAGTCGCACCTGCAGATGGCGGGCCAGCCCGATCCCGATCCGACCGTCGACGCGTGCGTGTTCGGCGTGACCGCGCTGACCCAGGACGCGGCGCCGTCGATCGTGCACGACGGCGCCGGCGATGGTCAGGATCTTTACACCCGGCACCAGTCGATCGACGTGCTGGCGACGTTTTATGGCCCCCGCGCCCGAGGTTACGCCCAGCGTTTCGTCGATGGCTGCGCGGTGCCGCAGAACCGCGAACAGCTGCAGGCACACGACCTGGCGTTCGTCGGCACGAGCGAGATCCGCGCGGCGGCGGATCCCGCGAGTCAGCAGTGGGCGCGGCGCTGCGACCTCACGGTCACGCTGCGCCGCAAGCTTGTCCGGACCTATGCGGTCCGTCACCTCGAATCGGCCACGCTGGCGACGACGACTGATGCGTCGAATCCCGTGGCCGGCATTTGCAACATCCACCACTAGGAGTCCAGCATGTCCAATGGATTGCCGGTATCGCGCCTGATCAATGTCTCGATCAACATGTCGCCGCTCGCGGCGCAGGGCGCGAACCTGAACACGGCACTGATTCTCGGCGCGTCGGCCGTCATCGATACCACCGAGCGTCTGCGCGCCTACGGCAGTATCGATGCGGTGACGGCCGACTTCGGCACCAATGCGCCCGAGTATGTCGCGGCCGCCCTGTACTTCAACCAGACGCCGCAGCCGCGCGCCCTGTGCATCGGCCGCTGGGCCAAGACGGCGACCGCCGGTTCGTTGCGCGGCGGCGTGCTGTCCGCGGCGCAGCAGGACATCGGCGCATGGCGCGCGATCACGGCCGGCGCGTTCAAGATTTCGGTCGACGGCGCCGCGAAGAGCGCATCGGGTCTCGACTTCTCGGCGCAGACCAACCTGAACGGCGTCGCCACGGTGCTCAACACGGCATTCCCGGGCGTGACCTTCGCCTGGACCGGCCAGCAGTTCGTCGCGACGTCGGGCACGACGGGCGCGAAGTCGACGGTCGGCTATGCGTCCGCGCCGCAGGCCGGCACCGACGTGTCGGCGCTGCTCGGCCTGACGAGCGACGTCGCCGGCGCGCCGGTCGCCGGCATCGCGGCCGAGCAGCCGACCGATGCCGTCGCGCTGTTCCTCGATCGTTTCGCGAACCAGTTCCTCGGCCTGTCGATCGCCGACGCGTCGGTCGCCGACGATCAGCACATCGCGGTCGCGAACCTGATCGAGGCGGACCAGCGTCACCTGTACGGCGTCACGACGCAGAATCCGCAATCGCTCGACGCCACGGTGGCGACCGATCTCGCGAGCCGTCTCAAGACGCTCAAGCTCAAGTACACGATCGCGCAGTATTCGAGCGCGTCGCCGTATGCGGTGGTGTCGCTGCTCGGCCGGCTGTTGACCGTGAACTTCAACGGCAACAACACGACGATCACGCTGATGTTCAAGCAGGAGCCGGCCGTGGCGGCCGAGGCGCTCACCACGTCGCAGGCAAACGCGCTGCAGGCGAAGCGCTGCAATGTGTTCGTCGCGTACAGCAACGACACGTCGATCATCCAGCAAGGTGTGACGCCGAGCGGGATCTTCGCGGATTCGGTCTACAACGCGATCTGGTTCCGCAACCGCATCGAGACCGACGTCTACAACCTGCTGTACCAGAGCCCGACCAAGGTGCCGCAGACCGACGCCGGCAACGCACAGATCGCCGCGCAGATCTCGGCTGCCTGCGAGGCGGCGGTGAACAACGGCTATCTCGCCGCGGGCGTGTGGAACAGCGCCGGTTTCGGCGCGCTCGCGCAGGGCGACACGCTGGAGAAGGGCTACTACGTGTACGCGCCGCCGATCGCGACGCAGTCGCAGGCCGATCGCGAGGCGCGCAAGGCGGTGCCGTTCCAGGTCGCCGCCAAGGAAGCCGGCGCGATTCACAGCGTCGACATCCTCATCAACGTCAACCGGTAAGGAGAGGAAATCAACATGGCAACCTACAGTTTCCAGGACGTCACCGCGACGCTCGTCGGCCCCGGCGGGGTCTTTTCGCTGGGCTCCGGCTCGGGCAACGCGGACGAAGGCATCACCATCGCGGCCGCGGGTGACAAGAACACGATGACCGTCGGCGCCGACGGCGAGGTGATGCACACGCTGCACGCCGACAAGTCCGGCACGGTGACGATCCGTCTGCTCAAGACCTCGCCGTCGAACGCGAAGCTGATGTCGCTCTATCAGGCCCAGTCGCTCGACAGCCGCCTCTGGGGCAAGAACCTGATCGCGATCGGCCAGGCGGCCGCGGGTGATGTCGCGACGGCGCGCACCTGCGCGTTCAAGAAGGTGCCGGACATCAAGTACGCGAAGGATGGCGACGTGCTCGAGTGGGTGTTCGACGCGGCCAAGATCGACCGGATGCTCGGAGCGTACTGACCATGGCGACGGAAATCGAATTGAACGGCGAGCGTTACGCCGTCGGCAAGCTGAGCGCGCTGCAGCAGTTTCATGTGTCGCGCCGGATTGCACCGATCATCCCGTCGCTGATCCCGGTCCTGATGCGGTTCGCGACCGGGTACGACGCGCTCGTCCCGGTCCGCGGGCCGGCCGACGCGCCGGAGGCGGCGGGCGCTGCGGACGCCCGGGAGGACGCGGGCGCGGTGCGCGACGTGCTGCGGATGGTCGATGTCGTGACGCCGGTGCTGCAGCCGTTCGCGGATGCGCTCGCGGGCCTGCGCGACGAGGATGCGGAGTATGTGTTCGGCACCTGCCTGTCGGTGGTCGAGCGGCGCCAGGATCACGGCTGGTCGCGCATCTGGTCGCCGGCCCAGCAGACGGCGATGTTCGACGACCTCGACCTCGGCGTGATGCTGCCGCTCGTCGCGCGCGTCGTGATCGCCAATCTCGGCCCTTTTATTCGCGGGCTGCTTACCAGCCAAACGAGCAGCCCGGCGGCGATCTAGGCTGGATCCGGACGCTGCCCGGGGGCGAGGACTGGATCCTCGCTCCCGTCCTCGAGGGGCTCTGCACGTTCGAGAGCCTGAAGGACGGGACGCTGGATCTGGCCGACGTCGCGTTGCTGAACGACGCGCTCGCCGTCCGGGCGGACAACCACGCGGCCCTGCGCCGCAAGCTGGAGCGGGAACATGGCTGACACCTATGAGATGAGCGAACCCCTGGTCATTCCACGGTTCCGGTTCGACGACAAGGGCGACAAGAAGAAGCTCGACGACTTCAAGACGAGCGTCGAGGAAATGGCCAAGAGCGTCGGCGATCTGTTCAAGAAGGTCTCGGACGGCGCGAAGCAGGCCGGGAACGAGCTGGTCGCGCTGACCGCGAAGGTCGAGAAGCTGAACGACGCGGCGGGACGCAAGGGCACCGGAACGAAGCGCCAGAAAGTGCTCGATATTGCGGCCGGCGGCGTCGAGCAGATCTCGGAAGGCGCGAAGAAGGCAGGCGAGGGCCTGGTCTCGGTGGCCGAGAAATACGAGACCCTGTATTTCGCGTCGCGGCGCGCAGGCGCCTCGGCGGCGAACCTGAAGGCGTTTGAATACGCGGCGCGCGACGTCGGCGTCACCACCGAAGAGGCGGAGGAGGCCGTCGGAAACCTGTCGGATGCGTTGAGCAGGACGCCCTCGAACGAAGGTCTCTTGAAGAAGATGGGCATCCAGACGCGCGATGCCAAGGGCCAGCTGCGCGACTCGGCGGAACTGCTCGCTGAAATGGCCGCGCGCATGGACAAGCTGCCGGCCGGCGAAGCGAGGAAGCTGGGCGAGACCTTCGAGATCGATGACAAGACCTTGTCCGCGCTGCGCGACGGGGATTTCGCGAAGTCGTTCGCGCGCAATCGCGAGGTGATGCGGAAGACCGGCCTGAACCAGACGGCGGACGACGCGCATCGGGCGGCGGCGGAGCTGCGCGAACTGGGCGTGACGTACGACAACCTGGTGCTGCAGGCGCAGGGTGCGCTGCTGCACGGCGCGGGGCCGCTGATCAAGCAGTTCCGGCAATGGACCGACGAGCATCGCGAGGTGATCGAGAAGCGTGGCGGCGAAGTGGCGGGCGTGGTCGGAAAGGGCACCGAGGTGGTGGGCGGCGGGGTGCTGTTCGTCGCGGACCAGTTCGCCGCCCTCGATACGGCCACGGGCGGATGGTCGACGCGCCTCATGCTGCTGATCGGTGCGTTCAAGGTGCTGGGCGGGAGCAAGCTGATCGGCGGAATCAAGGAGCTGGTGGAGGCGCTGGGTTCCGTGGGCGAGGCGATCGAGGCAACGGAAGGCGGCGCGGCAAAGGCGGGCCTTGCGAAGCGGATCGGCGGCGGCGTCAAGCGGATGGCCGGCTGGGTCGCCGAGAAGGCGGGCACCCTGCTGGAGCGGGGGCGCGGCGCGGCCGGACGGATGTGGACGGGCGCCGGCAAGCTGATGGAGCGCGCGGGGCCGGTCGCGCGCGGAGCGATGGAGCGTACGGGGCTGTTCGTGCGCGGGGCGGCGGGGCGTGCGGGGCCGCTCGTACGCGGGGCGCTGGGCGAGATCGGCGGATTCGCGGGTCGGGCCTGGCCGTGGGTGGGTGGGCCGTTGGCGGCGGGGCTCGAATTGATGCTGTATAGCGGGGGAATGAAGAAGGACGAATTCGAGGACGTCCGTGAGTGGCAGGCCAAGGCGAAAAAAATCTGGGATGCGAAACAGGCGTCGCCGTCGGGTGATCCCGGCGCGGGGCGCGGTCTTGCCCATTCGATGTTCGCGCAACTGATCGCACGCGGCGAGGGCGACTATGGCTCGGTCAATCGCGGCAAGGCGCATGGCTACAAGTCAGGCGCCGAGGACCTGGAGAACATGACGGTCGCGGAGGTCATGGCGGCGCAGCGCAGCCACCGCTTCAACGCGGCCGGGCGCTACCAGATCATCGGCGACACCTTGTCGGACGCGGCTGCGTCGCTGGGGCTGAGCGGAAGCGAGAAGTTCGACCGCGGGATGCAGGACCGGATCTTCGAGGACTACCTCGTCAAGACCAAGCGGTGCGGCATCATGGATTTCGTGACGGGGAAAAGCGGCCAGGTGCGCGATGCCGTATACGCGACGGCGAAGGAATGGGCAAGCGTGGCGGTCCCCGCCGGCATGCGGACCGAATCCGGACGGATTTCGGATGGCCGGATGACGTTCTACGACCGTCAAGGCAAGAATCGCGCGTCGATCACGGAAGCGCAGATGACCCAGGCGATCGAGAACACGCGGGCGATGTACCAGATGCCCGGGCTCGACGGCGCGGCGGGCTTCGGCGACGCGGCGGGCCCGCGCCCGGTCGAGATCCGGCAGAACGTCACGATCGAGATCAACGGCGTGCAGGATGCGGGCGCGACCGGCCGCGAAGTGGCGCGCCACCAGGCGCGGGTCGCCAACGACCTGGCCCGACAAGTGGGAGGGGTGCTGCAATGACGTTCGACATGGTCTTGCTATCGAGCAAGTGGATCGACAACATCGAGATCGCAGTCTCGATCGAGGAGCAGTACAACGACGAGCTGACGATCGTCGATCATCCCGTCGAGAACGGGGCGCAGATCAGCGATCACGCCTATCGCCGGCCGAGCGAAGTGATCCTGCAGTGCGGCTGGTCGAACGCCGATTACAAGGCACTGCTCGGCGCGTCGCAGACGAATTTCAACGGCACGCTGTCGAACCCGGACTACGTGAACGGCGTGTATTCGCGCCTGCTTGCGCTGCAGCAGCGGTGCGAGAGGTTCAACGTCACGACGAGCCGGCGGCGGTACAGCAACATGCTGATCGCGGGGCTCGCGGTCAGCACCGACGTGAAGAATCGCGCGGCGTTGATCGTCAAGGCGACGCTGCGCGAGATCCTGGTGGTCGACACGAAGGCGACGACGCTCGCGCCGAGGGCGAATCAGGCGCAGCCGGCCGCGACGTCGGAACTCCAGGACCAGGGCACGAAGCAGCTCGCGCCCGCCAACCCCGCGCCGGGCGGCGCGTCTCCACCGGACCAATGGCGATGACGATCTATGAAATCCCGCTTTCGGGCGACAACCAGACCTTCAAGATCTCGCTGGGCGGCGTGCTGTACCGGCTCACGCTCGTGTATCGCGGGCCCGGCGGCTGGGTGCTCGACATCGCGGATGTCAACGGCGGCCCGCTGGTGGCCGGGATTCCGCTCGTGACGGGCATCGACCTGCTCGCGCAGTACGCATACCTCGGCTTCGCGGGCGCGCTGCGGGTGCAGGGCGCGGCGCATCCCGACGATGTGCCCGACTTCGACAACCTGGGCGCGGGTGCGCGCCTGTACTGGGTGACCGACCAATGAGCACGACTCAATTCGGCCGCAAGGCATCGCTGGTCGTCGGGCCGGCGGCGGGCGATGCGCTCGACCTGTCGGCGCTGCGTTTCAGCTTCGAGATCCGGCGCGACGACATCCAGACGCTCAACCGCCTGCATGTGCGGATCTTCAATGTGTCGGACAACACCGCGAATCGGCTGCAAGGCGAGGAATTCACGCGGGTCGTGCTGCAGGCCGGCTACGCGCAGGGCGCATATGGCGTGATCTTCGACGGCAACATCACGCAGACGCGGCGCGGCCGGTCGAGCCCGACGGAAACCGTGATCGAGATCGACGCATCGAGCGGCGATGACTGGTACACGAACGCCGTGGTCGAGCAGACCTTCGCGGGGGGCTCGACCAGCATGGATCACGTGCAGGCGGCCATCGAGACGATGAAGCCGTACGGCCTGAGCGTCGGCTACCTGCCGGCATTCGAGGCGAAGCCGCTGCCGCGCGGCAAGCTCGTGTTCGCGATGGCGCGCGATGTCCTGGAGAACGCCGCGCGCAACCTGGGTGCGGACTGGTCGATCCAGGACACGCAGTTCCAGATGGTGCCGCAGAACAGCTACATCCCGGGCGACGCGCTCGAACTGAGCTCGAGCACGGGCATGATCGGGATGCCGACCCGGGAGCAGAACGGGGTCACGGTCAAGTGTCTGTTGAATCCGAAGGCAAGCGTCTCGGGCCTGGTTCGGATCGAGGAGAAGAGCCTGTCGAAGACGGTCGTGAAACCCGGCGAAAACGGTGCCGGTTCGCCGGCCAGGACGACAGGCGCCGATCCGGCGAAGCCGCGCAGCGATGGTCTATATAAGATCGTGAAGGTCGAGCATGAAGGGGATACGCGCGGCACCGCGTGGTATTCGACGCTGACGTGCGTGGCTGTCGATCAATCGATTTCGCCGTCCGCGACGGGAGGCGGTGTGGGGCCCGTGAAGCCAAGAGGCTGAGTGCGGCCCGCGGGGCGGATGATCGAGCGGTTCCGGTTATGTCGATCATGATTCGCACTGCAAATTACTGGGCGGCGCACGACCCGTCAGGCGCACTGCCGGCCGACCAACCAGCAATTCGTTCTTTTTCTTTCAGCGATGGACAAACTTCAGAAATACGGCGATTCGGCGGCCGCACTGCGCGCCATGCTGCGTACGTCGCGCAGCGATCTCTGGACCGCGCTGCCGGCCATCGTCGATTCGTTCGACGCGGCCCTGCAAACCTGCGCGGTACAGCTGGCGATCAAGCCGCAGCGCCAGGCGGCGGACGGCGCCGTGGCCTCGATTCCGTTCAAGGTGCTGGTCGATTGCCCGGTGCAGTTTCCGGCGGGCGGCCAGTGCGCGTTGACCTTTCCCGTCATGCCCGGCGATGAGTGCCTGGTGGTGTTCGCGTCGCGCTGCATCGACGCCTGGTGGCAATCGGGCGGCGTGCAGGACCAGGCGGAACTGCGCATGCATGACCTGTCGGACGGCTTCGTGCTGCTCGGCTACCGCTCGCGGCCGCGCGCGCTGACCAACGTCAGCGGGCACTCCACGCAACTGCGCAGCGACGACGGCGCGACCTATATCGATCTCGATCCGAGCCGGCAGAAGGTGACGATCGTCGCGCCCGGCGGCTTCGACGTGATCGCGCCGCAATCGACGTTCTCGGCGGCGGTGACGATCCAGGGCCTGTTGACCTTCGTCGGCGGCATGGTCGGCAGCGCGACGAGCGGCGCGGCCGCGAGGATCAGCGGCGCGATCGACTTCGTCGGACAGGTGCTGGCGAACGGCAAGCGCATCGACGATACGCATACCCATGGCGGTGTCCAGCCCGGCGGCGGCAACACCGGCAACGTCAACTGAGGCATTTCGATGCGATACCGAAAACTCGATACCGATGGCGATTACGTGTTTGGCGGGCAATCCGCCGATTTCCTGGCCGATTCTCCCGAGGCCGTCGCGCAGGCCGTGCTCACGCGCCTGAAGCTGCTGCGCGGAGAGTGGTTCCTCGATACGTCGGCGGGGATGCCGTGGACGACCGAGGTGCTCGGCAAGTACACGGGAGGCGCCTACGACGCGGCGATCCGCCAATGCATCCTCGGCACGCAGGGCGCGGCGGAGATCACGGACTACGCGAGCACGCTGGATTCCGGGCAGCGCACGCTGACGGTGACCGCGGCGCTCGACACCCTTTACGGCCCCACTCAGATACAGGTGACCTTGTGACGCTTTCCACCCTTGCACCCACGATCGACGCGAACGGCATCACGGCGCCGGCCTATGCCGATGTGTTGGCGTACCTTCAGGACAAGTTCCGCGCGATCTACGGCGTCGACGCCTACCTCGAACCCGACAGCCAGGACGGCCAGCTGCTCGCGGTGTTCGCGAAGGCGATGAGCGACGTCAACGCGACCGCGATCGCGATCTACAACGCCTTCAGCCCGGCCACGGCGCAGGGCGCCGCGTTGTCGAGCAACGTGAAGATCAACGGCATCGCGCGCAAGCTCGCGTCGTACTCGAGCGTCGACCTGCGGCTCGTCGGACAGGCGGGCGCGACCATCACGAACGGCACGGCCCGGGACGAGAACGGCGAGAAGTGGCAGTTGCCCGCGAGTGTCGTGATTCCGCCGAGCGGCGAAATCACCGTGACCGCGACCTGCGCGCGGATCGGCGCGGTGGCGGCGCGGGCCGGCACGGTGGCGCAGATCGCGACGCCGATGCGCGGCTGGCAGAGCGTGATCAATCCGGCGGATGCGGCCGTCGGCGCGCCGGTCGAGTCGGATGCGGCGCTGCGGCTGCGGCAGACCATCTCGACCGCGCTGCCGTCGATGACCGTGCTCGACGGGATCATCGGCGCGGTCGCGAACGTGGCCGGCGTGACGCGCTATGTCGCCTACGAGAACGATACGAGCGACACGGACAAGAACGGCATTCCGCCGCATGCCGTGTCGCTGGTGGTCGAGGGCGGCGACGCGCAGCTGGTCGCGCAGGCCATCGCCTCGAAGAAGACGCCGGGAGCGGGCACCTTCGGCCAGACGGCGGTGGTCGTCAAGGACGTCTACGACCGTCCGATCACGATCCAGTTCTTCCGGCCCGCCGCGGCGCGCATCGTGGCCACCGTCAATCTGAAGGCGCTGGCGGGATATACGACGCAGACCGGGCAGCAGATCCGGCAGGCGGTGGCGGACTACGTCAACGCGCTGCCGATCGGCGGGGGGCTGTCGGGCAGCGTCGAGTGGGGCGATGCGCTGACGGCGGCCAACGGCGTGGGCGGCGGGCGGACCTTCAAGCTCGCGGGTCTCGCGTTGTCCGGACCGCGCGGGAGCGGCGCGCCCGATGTTCCGCTGCTGTTCAACGAAGCGGCGGCCTGTTCGCCGGACGACGTCACGGTGGTGATCTGATGGCCGAACTCGAGGAGTACATCGGCCTGATCACCTCCGAGCACCGGGAGCGGCCGCGCTTCTCGTCGACCGTGGGCGCGCTCGTGGGGCCGCTCGTGGAGCAGCTGAATGCCATCGGGTCGATGCCGGAGAAATTCGATCTCGATGTGGCGAAAGGCGTGCAGCTCGATGCGATCGGGATGTGGGTGGGGGTGTCGAGACGCATCAATGCGCAGCTCGCGAACGTCTACTTTTCGTTCGACCTCTCGGGCATCGGCTATGACCAGGGGATCTGGAAAGGGCCTTACGACCCGGACATGGGCCTGGTGATGCTCGACGACGACACGTACCGGCTCGTGATCCGCGCGAAGATCGGTGCGAATCATTGGGACGGGACGCTGGCGTCGAGCGCGGCCATTCTGAACAGCATCTTCGGCCCGGATACGCATGCGTTTTTCGAGGACAACCAGGATATGTCGATGACGATCGGCATTTCGGGGAGAGTGCCGTCGGCGGTGTTCCTGGCGTTGCTGGCGGGCGGATACATCCCGTTGAAGCCGGAAGGCGTGCGCGTCAACTTCACACTCGTCACCACAGCAGACGGGGAGCCCCTCTTCGGGCTCGACATGGATAACCAATACGTCGCCGGGCTCGATCGCGGAGCATGGGGCGTTCCTGCATAGGAAGACAAATGGCAAACAATGATTTTCTCGTGTTCGGCGGGAATGGCGCGGCCAATGTGATCGATCAGGCGAGCTATTCCGCGATGGATGCGCGCGGGGGCGGGTTCTCGATCGGGATCGCGAAATCGGCGCAGGCGAACAAGGTGTGGCGGCAGAGTTCGATCATGGCGGCGGTGCTGGCTCAATTCATTGCGGACTGCACCGGCAAGGAGGCGCGCGACGACGGCACGACGCAGGCGCTGCTTGCGAACCTGAAGCAAGCCGTTCCGGCGGCGGTGAATGACGCCGGCGTGAATTCATCGCAGAAGATCAACGGCGCGAATGCGGCGAACCTGCTCTTCAACGGGTCGGGGGAGTTCGGCAACGTGGGATGGGGCAGCAGCAATTTCCCTTCCGTCGCCGATGCGAAAGGTGGAGGGACGATTTTCCTGAACACGGCAGCAGTCTCCGTGGCGACCGAGGACGTGTCTGCAGTCGTGATGTGCGGTGCCGGCGTCCCGATGACGGTTTCAGGCGAGATGACCACGGGGGGCGTGAGTGCAGGTCGCGCCTATGTGATGCTTGAAGCGTTCACGTCGGGCGGCGCATCGCTCGGCGTTTTCGCCGGACCTGCGACGGTATCGAATGGTTCGTCATGGACCTTCGCGAACGTAAGCGGCGTTACGCCGACGGGGACGGCTCAAGTCGTCGTACGCCGGGGCGTCGACACTTCCCCCAACGTGCGGCCGTTCGGGCTTGGTTTCCGCCGAATCAAGATCGAGCGTGGCAACACCCCATCGCTCTACTCGCAGGAGGCGAGTATTGCCGCGGCCCCGATGCCGGTCGTCGGGTCGGTTCGGAATCTGACGATGTCCGTCGTTTCGCCGAGTGTGTCCGCAGCCATGACGGCCGATGAAATCGTCGTCGGGACTGCCCTCGGCGGCTTCGGCTACAAGCTCGCGAACTTCAATCAGACGATCAATCTTGCCACGACAGGGCTGGGCGGGATGGATATGGGCAGCGCGCCGGCATCGGGCTATGTCGCGCTCTACGCGATCTATAACCCGGCGAACGCACGGCAGGCCTTGTTGGCCACGGACGTAACCCGGACGTTGGCGCCTGAGGTCTACTCGGGCGTCAATATGCCGCCGGGCTATACCGCATCCTCGCTGGTCAGCGTAGTGCGGACCAATGCAAATGGGCAATTTCTCCCGTTCCGGCAACTGGATCGCGCTGTCTGGGTGCCTCCCGTGGGAATCCTGGGCGTGGCGGTGGACGGCGGGCCGCAGTGGCACGCCGTCGATTGCTCCGGACTGTGCCCGAGGAACGCAAAGACATTCCGGGGATACGCGACAGCGGGGAACGACAGCGCGGGCGTATTCAACATCAGCATGGCAGGGGATGCGATCGGCAGCGGGAGCTTGACGTCGAACGTGGCGTCGACCGGCAGCTCGGCACAGTTTGTCAATGTACCGATCCTCACGCCTCAAACCATTTTCCTTTGGTATCGGTTCTTGGGAACGCCTGCTTCATTGGGGTTCACCTATATCGGCACGGGGTATACGTTCTAAGGAGAGGATCAATGGGATCTTTGCTTGTTGCGTTTCGCGATGCTGACGAACGGGAGATCATCGCATTCTTCACGTCGCCGCAGCCGATCGAAACTTTCCCGCATCAGGGCTCGATCGAGGCGCGAGATGAGCGCTACGCCGCGTTCTACGCCGCCTATCCTGAACGGTCGATGATTCTTCCAGATCCGGTATCAGTCTGATGGAATTCGTTGAGGATGCCGATCTATATGAGGGTGAGGTGGGCCGTTCGGCTTCTTAGTGCATTCGAAATACGCGGGAAGGGTAGGCGCCATGCGGTCGCGATCGATAGCAGCCGGCTATCTGTATCTGCATGGTCGGTGTCCGTGGCCCGTCCGGATCAATCTAGGTGAATTTAATTATGCAAAACAACGAATTTCTCGTTTTTGGCGGAGGACTGTCAGCCAGCGTGGTCGATCAGTCGACGTATGCTGCACTCCCTGCCCGCGTTTCCGGATTCCAGTCCGGGCTTGCTCAATCCAGGCAGCTGAACAAGGTTTGGCGACAGAGCTCGATCATGACGGCGGTACTGGCGCAATTCATCGCTGACTGTTCCGGCCGCGATGCGCTCGACGACGGTACGACGGAGACGTTGCTCGCGAACCTGAAAACAGCGGTGCCGGCAGCGGTGAACGCGGTTGGGGTGAACAGCGCGAAGAAGCTGAATGGCGTAAACGGGGCGAATCTGCTGTTCAACGGCTCCGCCGAGTTTGGCGATGCCGGATGGACGTCGAATATTTTTTCGGCAATGGCGTCGCCGAACAACGACACATATTTTGCGAATGCGTTGGCGTTATCGGGTTCTCCGGTCGATGACGCGTCCGTCCAATTTCCACTGAGCGCGGGTATCCCGGTGACGATTTCCAGCGTGGTCTATACGTCTGGGATGAGCGGCGGTACGGCTCAGTTTCGCATCGAGGGCGTGAGCGCGTCGGGAGCGTCGCTTGGCACGATCTGCGCATCCGATACGTTGGCGGGGGGCTCGGGTTGGACATACCTCAGCGCCACCGGCATCACCCCCGCAGGATGCGTTCGCGCCCTCGTCCATCGATATGTGAATGGCTCGCCATCGGGCGTGGCGGGTTCGGTCGGGTTTGGCCGCATGAAGGTCGAACTTGGAAATCAGCCATCGCTCTATTCGCAAGAAGCTGATCTTGCCGCGCTCGGC